ACTTAGTGAGGACTTCCATGGGATCTAGGCCCCAGCCCTCTTCGATCTCTCTGCGGTCATCTGGACGTAGATTAGAGGCCACCTCAATGGCAGCCTCCACGGTTATTGGATGGATATATTTAGACACGTTTGTAGAATTTGTTATTGAATTCTCCTTCCCATGTCATTGAATATAATGTAGCAGGTGAAGGATGGGTAGATTTAAGAGTTATATTTACATTGGTATTCTTTTCATATACAGGTACTGTGGCCTTACTTTCTAGTGTAAATTGTACTTGGTTTGCATTATAAGCATCAGCCATAACTGATTCATATAGTGATGTGTAATCAGGTTTACCTAGTCTTTCTAATTTAGTTTCATATACACCTAAAGGTCCGAAACTAAACTTAAGTCTATGTACTACAAGTGATCCCTGTACTTCTGATCTAAAGCTCTCACCTATTTGTCTTTGAAAATAAACAGTAGGTAGTTTAACTTCCATATCATATAAGTAACCAAGTATTATATTACCTGCAGGAGTTACATCATCAGTTGTACTATTGTCAGTATCTGTTCCTTGAGGATCATATGTCTTCCAATTACCATACATCTTAACTCTAACGTCACCACTAACAGGATCCGTATATGTATATACGTTCGATACCATTCCTTGGAAAGTTTTATCAGCACCTGTTGGATTAGCTACAACTGCTAATTGTCCATCAGTACTATTGAAACCGTCTGGTAACTTGAAGTAAGTCCAGTCATTATCATCTGAATCTTCATCAGGTGGGCTAGTATATGGTATATATGTTAAATCAGTATGAGGAATTGATGTTGCATTATCTAAATGAATTCTATAAGTTATATCATCTTCATCTGAGGATGTTCCTAAATCATTAACCAACATATTACTAGAGTCATCTAATTTAATAGAGAACTTTTGTAACACATCTTTACCAGCATTCCTTACTACTGCATATAAGGCATCGTCTAACATCGCTAGGTGTTGGATAGTACCATTCAGCTTCCATCTAAACCATGCGTTTTGCAAACGTTTCTCAATAGAGCTGAAGTACCGGTAACCAAATAACTCATCCTTATCTTTCTCAGCAAAGAATACCACAGAGTTTTCTCTAGAATTAGATATAATATCTATACCTATAGGGAATAGTTTAGAGACAATCTTAGTCTGCTCGATAACATCAGGCTCACCTTCTCTTGAAGCTCCTGCCATTTCAAAGAAACGTGTGTTCTTACCAGCATTATCTAAAAACCCTACGGTTGTACCTAATGAAATAGGTGACGTATTGAAGTTAAAATTATAAGTAGCTAATGAATTGATCTTAGCAGTCTGAGGACTTAAGACATCACTATCTGTAGTCAACATGAATTGTTGATTCTTAGTAAATAACAATAGTCCTGTATTAACTTGTATCCCATCATAAATAATAGCAGGGTATTCAGAGCTACAAGATATATCTATATTATCAGTTGCTGTATAAGTTACGGCAGTCTTAGGCCAGAAATTAAAGAAGTCTCCAGGTCTAGATAAGATAATATTTTCATCACTAAGTATTGCCAGCCTATTTCTAAAGAACAATAACTTATTAATATACCTAAGTCTACTAGTATCTAAAGTTTTATAATCAGCTGCAGTTGGTTCATTCTCAGTGGTATCAACTACACCATAACCAGAGACAAAACTTGGTTTAGGTACAGTAACCTCACTACCTACTGGACAAGCTTCCCAATCTCCATGGTTGACTGTAAAGGTATTAGCTGCTGTTCTGACTAATTGTATAGGCATTGTTGATGCCTTAAAGGTAGTCATCCTGCCAGGTTCGGGACATTCTTCCCATACACCTTCACCGTCTCTATCGTTAGTACCAAAGAATTTGACATAATAATCATCTTCAACAGCTTCACTGTTAGCTATTTTAACTACATAACCATGCTTACACTGACTAGGTAAATCAGCTACATCTTTAACACTATCTGTAAAGACATTAAATAAATCCTTAACTGGTGTATTAAGATTAAAGTTTGCAGAAGTTCTTTTTATATATAAACCATTACCTATCTGTTCAACTGCAGCTCCAGCAGAACTACCAAAGGTATCAGCTAGAATAGCAGTGCGTACATCTCCTAAAATACTTTCAGCTGTAACAGTTGTTTCATTATCAAAAGGTGTAGGCATTGGTCGTATTAAACCAAGGTTGGCTTGTACAACTGACTCACTATGATCTTCTATTGTTACTTTATACTTAGCATTCTTCAACCAGAAATAGAAATAGTCTCCAGTTCTCCAACCTTCTCCACCATATAAAAGATCATAAGTTGTTGTATAACGACAATGATAATTTGAGGATGTATCTGCATTCTCAGGAACAGCTTGACCTGTTGTAGTTACTCTGAAGTATAGATTCTTTCTATCGCTAGCACTGCCTCCAGTATTAACAACTGTGAAATCCCAATCTGTACCGTTTGCATCTGCATCATTACCATCAGCAGTGTGGTTAATAGCAAATATTTCTGTAGCTACATTAGGGCATAAGGCATCGTTGGATGTACCAGATGTACATCTATTACCATCATCAGGTAAGTTACCACTAGAAGGTAATGCTCCTCCAGAAGCACATGCATTAGAGCTATCAATCTCTCTTTCTACTTTAATTCTAGTAGCTGTATAAGCTGACTCAGTAGCTGTACTATCATATAAATTTAATGAGTACTGACTAGCATAAGCTACTTTCTTTAACTCAACATAAGCTTCATATGGTTTAGCAGTTGCTGTTACAGTAGTATCCATCTCAACTCTTTTCAAACGATTAGTAAGAAATGTATAATCGTTTAGAGTTAGAGTTTGTATATCTGCATCTTCGGTATGTTGAAGATAAGATGTTAATGTAGCTTCTGTAACAACTAAGTCATAATTAACTGCACACTCAGTTCCATCACTACACTTCCACATTCGGATTTTACCATCATCTGCGTGACCATTCCTGCGAATGATCTGTCCTATATATTGTTCAGCTTCATCTCTATAATAATGAAACCATTTACCAGTTGTATATGAATTTCTTGTTCCATCACTTAATGATTTAATTAACCTACCTCCTGGGCGTTTCAATAAACCATGTGTAAGGTCAGGTAAGACATTCAATGCATCCTTAACTTGGCCAGGTAATTTAAGTTCGTCTGGTTGTTGGGATATACCACCACCGTATGATCCAATTGTTTGTGTAATAGTTGCCATCAGCGTCTCAGTGCAGTATAAGGTTGATAAGATTTATATACACTTTCATGTGGTAAACCAAAGAAGGAGTGATCGCCTTGCTGGCATTCATACTCCATACAATTGGCACGAGCATATACTTCTTGAGCTTGTAAGAGCTGTACTAATTGTGGATTAGATACTAACTGTGTAGCTGCCCTTACTGATGCTCTATAAGTTATATAACGTTTAAAGACATTAGGTAGATCTGTGAAAGGCCAGAGATAAACTATATCTAAATAAACATCAGCTGTAAATACATCAGTATGATCTACCATATCATATAATCTACCGTTACGTCTTACAAGATCCTGAGTCTTATGAGTTAGGTTATCATGTAAGTCGTAACGTAAGACATTATTAGGTATACTGATATATCCAGTATCAGTTTCTGGTGTTTTCTTAACATGTCTTTCTATGTTAAATATCCATCCTTCATTCTGTATGTCTTTATTAACTTCAGTTAGTAAATTATAAATGAAAGATATTTCTGGATTAGCATAAGTATTATATACTTCTTTCTCTCTATAGATACGTATCTCTTTATTATTAGCAGGAGCTGTAGTGAAAGTTAAAGTACTTCCTGAAATAGTGAAACCTGTTTCTACTACACCATCAACCTTAACCTTTATATCACTGTCTAAGTCTCTATGTAAAGTTGATATATTATATGCAGTAGTACTACCATTACTAGTATGCTTTAATTCTCCTGTTATCTCTGTCTCAACACCGAGAGTAGTCACAGGTGATTGCCCAATAGCTCCCAGTATTGAGTTCACTGCGGATAGTTCGGTATCGGTGTCAATTGTCGTGGGAGTTGCCATAGGTATAAATTTTTGTGAATAAAAAAAAGGAGCCCCGAAGGACTCCCTTATATAAATAAAAGCTGATATTAGAATGCAGCGTTACCAGATGAACCGGTAGCAGCACCTGCAATTAGCTCAACGCAAGCAGCTGGATTTAGGTAATCAGAACCCATTGCCAACCTACCTAGTAT